ATGGTAAGTTGCTACTCCAATGCGTTTGGATAACGACTGCCTGGTGACAGTTTAAATATTATTTAGATTGTTTTGAAACGAAGACGTTTGTTTTAAAATATATTGATGTAATGTTCATTTGTCACAGAGTACCCCCGAGGGGATAAGTGTGAAAGTCACTTGAGGCGGACCAGCCTCCCATCGTGGAAAAGGTAATCCTGACGGGTTGATTGTACTAATGTACGGAGAGAGACTCTCCGAAGGGTAAAAAGAATACCCAGTGTGGTTTAGATACCACCCCCAAGGTGGAAAGCCTTGGAGTTGTAAAAGAATACTTAAGTTCCGTAGAGCCAAGTATTCTTAGCGATCTCAGATACCAAGAGTTGGTATGTTGATGCTACAAGTTGTTTTGGTGTAACTGTAGTGATGACACAATTTGGTGCTGTGGTAGTCACAAGGTATTCGGCAATCCCGAGCTGGGAAGACGAACCTGCCTTGCTGACTTTACGCATGGTACCGTTGACGATTGTCCAATCGGACAAAATGTCACCAGCAACCATTGCATTCAGATTGTAGTCAATGATGTAGTTGGTATTGATCTTGAGATTATTGAGGTGGATCGAAGATGTTCCAGTTGTCGGTTGGGAAATGGTGATGATTTTTGAATCAACCCCCCCACCGGATAGTAATCCAGTATTCAAGGCACAGACGGCCGTTGTAATCTGACAATATGGAACCGTGATCGGTTCTAACTGCTTCTTGTAGAAGGTAATGTCGTAGGAGATCCATAACTCACCTAAAGTAACATTAGCGACGGAGCACCCTTGGGTGGCTAGGCCGAATGTTCCTAATGTGGTAGAGGTTAGGGGAGCTCCATTAGATGTTGAAGTATACAAGATAGGAGTAGGACGTTCACGAGGATCGCACTCAATTCCATGAAGCATACCATGCGCTGGTTTCGTAGAACACGAATAGTCAGCATTTTCCATGGCTTGCTTGTCAGGGTAAGGAGGGTCATAGGGATCATAGTCGGTAGCGGCAATGACGGTTCCTAAGGCTTGGGATGAACCATTGTATTCGGATGACGTAGAAACAAATTCAAAGACAATCCCATGCGGTTCCCATTGATCGAAGAGGTATGCTATGTTCGACAACCACGGAAAGGTGATTGGATCGGTAGGGTTGATATTATGCTCGTTAAGAGTGAATATAGTCGAACTACCAGATAGCGAACCTGCTTTAACTTCTCCCAGGAACTCTCGTTCTGTAATACGGGTACCTCGTTTCTCCGTGGAGAACTTGGCACCAGACATAGCGGAATGGGGTCCCTTAATGAGAGAGTTGGACTTGATGTTGTAGTCTCCATGACCGAAGAATTTTGCCAGTGTTGAACCAGCAAGACTCCCCAGATCACCTTGGTTAACGAAGTTACCTAAGGTACGACCAATGGTAGAAGCAGCGGTGGCTTTACTCATAGGGTTGTGGACTAACCTTCTTTCAAGATGGTCGATCTTTGCCTCCAGTCGGTCTAAAGGCTTCTTAATCTCAGAGACGCTGAGTTCGTAGTCTCCTTTTCCACGGAGAGTGGGCCGTTGTTTACGGACTTTCGAATTCTTTCTTGAAGAATTCATGCTTGTGTATGGTATCCGACCAAGCTATCGGACTGTACATGTCTAGTACCCAGAGGGGGAAGCCGTGCAGTCTCTCGGCATTTTGTTTAGCAAGGAACTATTAAGACCCGTCAAAAGGTCACCTTTTTGGTTCTAAAACTAGACATACCATGGTTGTATCGTTACCAACGTTTCCTTTAGGAAAGATCACGTTGCCGTTGAGTGATGTTGTTGTGAAATCGTTGGTTGTGTTCAACGGTTTGGGCAATCGTGTTGGCAGTTCGCGTTCGACGTTCCAGACGTTCGAGCTCAGAAATTCTAGCTCGTTCACGTTGGTCTGGAGTAAAGTCGAATCCGTTCAACAGATCCATATCAATAAACTCAGGATTGACAGGAAGATCTTGTTCTTCCCAATCTTCAAGACTTGGGATATCCATGGTTTGGACAAGTATAGGTTCTGGTGGAATCACTGGAACAATACTAGGAACAAGAGGCAACAAGGGGTCGATGGTCCAACGGAATTCACGAATCATACGTAGATGTTTCGCGGTTCCAATGGGTTCCCAGTCAGGTGTAGGATACACATACGGGGTATTGATAGAATCCAAGTACCATTGAGGTAAAGGAGGATTTCGATCAGTGTAATCTTGAGCAAAGATTGAGTCTCGATATTCATCGAGATCTTTGAAAAGAGGTAAAACTAATCGAGAAAGACTATCAAACTCGGATTGTGCAACACGGTAGGGGAACTCGGTCATTGAATCTACATCAAGGATCGCAGGAGCATGGTGCTTAGCTTTCTTTAAAATGGATCCAATAACCTTGTTGGAAAGTCGACAAGTTGGAGTGAGAACGGTTTCGTCCACATCGCCATACGCCATCGAAAGCGTGTTTGGCATGATCAACGATTCATCTAAGAACAAGGATTGATACTGATTGAAAGGTCCAATAGGACTAATCAATTCGGTATGGACAGACTGACGCTTTGTACCCAATGCAGTTGCTTGGGGTTCAGTAGCCAAATGGTAAACAATCGGTTTCAAAGGATGATCGGATGGACGACCGTAATAAGGAATACGGAGACCTGCGAGCATGTGTGCGGCAAGACTACGTTGTGCCGTCGAATATTCGGGCACAACACCTTCGGGGAGAGGAAATCCTAATCCACCTAGGTATGGATGGGCGTAAAGATTGAGTACAATCTTCCCAAACGTAGTTTGTCGCTTTATTTCTTTGGAATGGTAGTGTAAGAAATAATTGGTCATTTGTTGCGGGTTCATAGCCCCCACAACTGCCCCTTCAAACCATCCATTCAAAGGAACAGATGTTTCAGAGGCCAACAAGGATGTGTTCTTGGAAAGTCCAGTAAGTAGCCCAACGTTGGCGTACCCAAGGATTTCGAATCTTGGAACAGTAAATCTACTCATTCCTTTGGAAACAGGTGTATCCCCCCAAAGTACAAGTGAAGAAAACGATCCGTCAGGTAATCGTTCACTTTCAAATGGACCGAGTTGGATCCATTCAGGCTTGGAGGCCAGAACGATCGGAACGGAGTTTACAGTGAAGTAGGTGGAATGGTAGAAATTCTTTCCAAGAGAAAGTTCAAAGCCAAGAGATTTTCCAGCAGCGACCCAGAGGGGTTGTCGCTCAGGGCTACATTGAAAGAGGATATCATCCCCGTTAATCAACACAGCCAAATCTTGGAATCGAGTCTTTCCGGCCAAAACACTATTTTGGATCTCAGGGCTGAGAGTCGCAAAATAGGTGTAGAGGTTAAGAACACAAAGAATGGGAAACGAAAGAACTGAACCCATGAGTTGGCCGTTCTTTTGGAGGCCGTGCATGGTGTCTTTCGTTCCATTCGGTTTCCACATGTCGAGTGGATAGACAAGGATTTGGGGCATGAGAATTTCTGCCAGGTGCGGGGCCAGATCCTTGTCATCTTCTGAAAGTTTCGAAATGATAACTTCCATCACAAGACGTGTGGCTTCAATGGACAAAAGGTCAGTCGCCGAACGGTAGTCACCAGAGACATACTTCGTTCCTTCTTCAACTCCAAACATCTTCAATTGTCGTTCCATCAAACGAAAAAGGGAATCTTGAGAGATAACCCGATTTGTGAGATCAAAACAAGGAAAACCAGAGAGGTATTTCCAAAGACTACGTTGAAGAGTTTTGAGAAAGTAGGAAGAGGTAGGGGTCATAGAGGTGATCACTCGGACCTTGAGAGGTTCAGTGAGTCCGACGACTTTTGCCATTGGATACGTTCGCTTCATTTCATCAGAGATTAATGGGCAACGTAGTCCTAAGCTTTTGTACGCAAGTAGACGATCTTCTACAAGAGGACGTTGGACAAGGGCAAGCCATTGGGCTTCCGTAAGGGGTCCGATACCCCTTTGTTCAACTTCTCC